TGTTTTCTTTGTAAGAACGTCAAAACCGTTAACTGTCGCTGTTGTACCTTCAACGATGAGACCACTCTTAATTTTAAAATCTTTATTTACTGTTGCCATTTTTTATATCTCCTTTTATTATGCCTTAAGTCCCATACGTGCGTAACGTACAGTGACTGGCTTGATCGCAGGATCTGGAGTGACTGTAATAGCCACGGTATTTCCAGTGCGAGAGACATTAATGGTGCCAATATTCCCATCATTGTCGATAGTGCCATACTCACTAACTGATACATCTGTACCGTCAGCAAGAATTGTTAGTTCGGTTGCATAGAACTTGTTGTCCCCTGCAGAGGTCTTTGATATTGAAATAATATACTTGACCATGCGCCACTCTGTAGCCTGAAAATCATCAATAACAGTTACGTTTTCAATACCATTGATTTCATTTTCATTATTACCCTTTGATCCTAAATCTGTTGCTTGGGATGAAAGGGTGTCGATTAGATCTACGTAATCTTCTTGTGAAGGACGATCACCAGTCTGGAATTTTAACTTAACATTTGGAATTGTGAGTTTGGCCATGTGGTAATTATAACATACCTTTTAATAGTCTTATTAGAGAATGTAGTTGGAAAACCCAATAACCTGAACACCAATTCCTGGTGGATTGCTTTGACCGTATCCTTCAATTCCTATATTAGTTATTGTCAACTTAAAGGGGAGTATGTCTGCTGGAGTAACTATCTTAGGATACCCAACAGATACTACACCGCTAGATACTGGACTAAGATCTTCTATCTGTATTACTGGAGAGATTGTTGCTGCTGAAACTAATACTGCTAAAGCAATGCCCTGGGAAATTACGGTTGTTGCCATTTTTGGTTACGCCTGATCTGTGACTTCACCAAGCATAATCATCTCGCCTTGGCAGACTGTCCAAACACGATCACCGTCTTTTAGTTGAATATCAAAAACATCACCAGTTAAAAGTTGTTTTGATTGGGCTGCAGACAAAGTTACTGTAAATTCTCCATCGTCATCATTGTCTGTTTTATCTGGCAAAACAGTAAACAGTAAATCGTCTCCATCGTTATCTGAATATCTTCTAAAGTCTCCTGTAATATTCCAACCAGCATTATTTGGGTCAAAGGTGGTTGTATTATAATCTAAGGGATTTCCCAAATCATCTTCTACATAAATTCTAAAAGATGCGGTATCTCCAATTACAACAGTCCAGTTAATAAGAGGTGGCTTGTTCCCAATATTATATGTTGCTGGTGCAACTACTCCAGTAATAGGGGTTTCATTGGGGTTTCTGTATGTGGCCATAGGTTTATTATATCACGACAAACCGTCTCTGAGTGCTCCCCAGGTACCGTTTCCTTTTGCCTCTACTATTACAATTCCATTAACACTATCTGCAATAGCGCAAATTCCAACTGCTGCTGATCCTCCTGTTGGTCTAACATTTGTCAAACCTCCAGATTGGCCAACATAAAGTGTTTGTCCTGCAGCAAACCCTGAAGTATTTAAACCTTCCATAACTCCAGCAACAACTACTATTCCATCAGAACCGTTTAATGTATTGTTTTTTAGTAATCCCAATATTGGTGCGGTTGTTGATGGGAGTGCTTTTGCAATTGTAACCTTGCCATTTACTTTTCCAGTTGTTGCATAAACTGGGACACCATTAGATATTTCTGCCCCACTGTTATTATGCACATTAATCTGAAAATATGATACGCCATATGCTGGTAGAATTGCATCTAACGATTCTGCTAACTTTTTAAAGTCTCCGTGTACGTTTACTGGGGAATTTTCAAGGGGATACTTGATTCCCGCAGTAGAAAAGTCATATGTAGTCATAATAAAATAATTATACACCCAAATTTGACTTTTGGCCCAAAAACATGTTATACTAGGTAGTAACACCTACCAGGGTGTTATTGTTTTCTAAGGAGGAAACTATGATTAAATTTATCGAAAGAAACAAAGAGATCATTAGCACACTCAGTATCGTAGCATTAGTAACTGTTTTGTCGAACGGAGCCAATGCTGATTCAGGTCTTGATACGAAAAACAACTTGAGCATAGAACAGGCTCAGACATTGGAAACCGCCTCGAAAGAGGTTTTTTTGGTTTCTAAGGCTAAAAAGTTAGAGAGTTTTGAGAACAAGGTTTCTCTGACTGATTTAGAACTAAAGGAACTGCTTTCATTAGTGGGCTTCAAGGGAAAAGACCTTGTAGTTGCTTGGGCAGTGGCTAAGAAAGAGTCTAATGGGCGACCATTGGCTTTTAATGGCAACCACAAGACTGGTGACTCATCTTATGGTATGTTCCAAATCAATATGATCGATGCCCTTGGTCCTGATCGTAGAACCAAGTTTGATCTTGACTCTAACGCTGAACTATTCAATCCCGTCAAGAATGCAGAGATTGCATACTACATGACAAACGGTGGAGATGATTGGTCCTCATGGAAGGGCATCACTCCAAGAACCAAATTTTGGATGAGTAAATTTCCCAAGTAAAATATAATAACTAGAGGCACCTGTAGGGTAAAACCTATGGGTGCTTTTTAGTTTCTTAATATTAAATTAATTGCTACTCGTGGGGCTACTAGTGTTTCAACCTCGTGAGCAAGATTTTTAGGGATAAAAACAAAGTCGCCTTCTACAAGATGATGCTCATTCTCTAAGTTCTCTCCAGTACGCCATATCATTTCACCTTTAACTACCCACTGGAATTGATCAACATAGTCTCTATGTTTGCTACCTACAACTCCCCTGTTTTTCATTAAAGATACCAAACAAAAGTTTCCAGTATATATGTCTTCTGAGTATTGAGAAAGCCCCCATTCAGTTACTGGGGCAAGTTCTGGAATTATTGACATATAAAGATCTTTTGGATCGTACAGTTGAAAAGCCATTCTTGACCAAAATCTACATTTTAATCTCATGTCAGAAGACTCACCCTCAACAAAATCGTTTAAAAGATATGATCTATCTGGGAAGGCAGTTAAGTCTTCATCAACATATTTAGAAACCATTGACATAATTGTTTCCAATGATGGTAGATCCGTAAATACATCTTTAAATATGTGAATTCTGTTTTCAGCGATTGATTGCCTAACAAGTTCCATATCTATTACTGATGTGTCTGACATTTTATATTTTAAACCTCTCTCTTGCTTATTTTATCTATATTTTTTTGAATTAAACTTAGTGACTCTTCTTCAGATAGATCAACAACATTAATATAAGAATGATTTATCCCCGCATAATCTGCAAACTCTTTGTAATGATATCTGTGGTTTGGAATTGCTGAAATTTCAAACATGTTTGTTTCTTCGTTCCCCCAAAAAGAATGAAATATCCAAGTGCCAGAGGTTCCTGCAATATTTTTTGCAGAACTGAAGATTTTTATCTGTTCTATTAAACCGTAATCTTCTGGATAGATAATTGTCCATCCATTATCTTTAAATTTATTTTGTATAGAGTCTTCTTTTTCACAGTATCTCCATTTAGCAAATAAGAAATCACCCTTGTCTTTTTCAGAGAGAACCTCTTTCTTTGAATAAAATTCAATCTGGCTTTTACGAAAGTTGTTAAATCTTTCTCTTGAAACAAAAATGTTTCCTTCTTTTTTGTCATTATAAAATTCTTTAAAATTTTCTTTTAAAATATCTATTGCCAAATAGTTATACTTGAAATGTTCGCTTTCTCCACAGGGAAGTTCCCCATTCCCTCCTCCTGCAAAACAAGTGCAAAATGGAAAATATTGCAGTGATCTTGTTGCCCCATTGTCTGAGTAAAACTCTTGAGGGAATGTAAGGTTCATATCAAAAAACATTATTACCTTTTCAAAAGAATAATTTCCAACTGAAATATTAAAAACTTCTGAATTTTCATATCCAAGGAAGTACATCTGGTCTATTGTTACTTTATTTTGATTGAAATATCCATTTTGGGTTTCATAAAAAAATGGCTTTATATTTTTATATTTTAACTGTAAAATTTTAAATTGTCCATATATGTCCATCATTGAATGACCAAATGCAGAGTGTGTTTGAAATAAATAAGTTTCTCCAGGTATTTGCATTACTGGCCCATCATCATTTTTTATAGAAAAGTTACTAATAGAGACACTGTCAAACACATAATCAAAAAATTTTTCTTGGGTAATACCATCACATGACAAAATCATTTCAACCAACTAACAACTGCGTATCTCGTTCCTTCTATTACTGGAAGAACTGAGTGGTTGTAAATGTAGTTTGATGGAAATACTATAAACTCATTTGCTACTGGTTTATATGTTAAATTAAATCTTGGAAAAGAAATCTCTCCTCCAGTATAGTCATCATTAATATAGTAGACCCAGGACATTCTTCTATGATGATCTTTATGATCGTCAATATGGTTTGTAAACTTTTGTCCCTCGCCATATTTTAATATGCTATATTCTTCGTGAGATGTAGTGTCTAGTTGATGATCTTGTTTGTAGTCTGACTCTAAAGGACCAAAACCAGTTAAAAACATATTTGATAAACTTGAATTAAAAGCGTCTTGTAAATTTATAAAATCTTCATCTATAAAATCTTTATAATTTACACTAATAAGCATTGTGTCTCTGTACTTTGTGTCTACCTGTATCTTGTCATCTTTTTGTATTGAAGATTGCATCCACTGCTGTCCAGAAGTAGAAAGTCCCTCTTCAATGTCTTGAACTAAAGTATCATAATTTTCAAGAACGTCAGAGTATACGACTATCCCTGGTGCTAACTGTCTTTTTTTCATTACCATTTTCCTATTGGACATGAAGCCATCTTAAGTTTAGTCTTTGCTGCCATAAAACACCCACACTTTTTACACTGTGTTGTTAATTTAATTAATTCTGGGCATCCTTTGCATATAGAAAATCTTTCTTTTGCTACTTCATCTTCTACATAATTTTCTTTATCTAGCAAGTGCCAAGGTCTTGATTCTCCAAGACTTTCCTTATATTTTTCCCACGCTGACAATTCTTTGTCCATAAACATCCTCCTCTTTCTAGTATATCATAATGACTAGTAAGCGCATTGACCGTTACAACATGCTGGGCAAGCCTGCCAGAGGTAATCAAGGTAGCAAGTACAGTTCGATGGGGTAACAGAAGGCGTTACGGCTGGTGTTACTGCAGGCGTTACTGCAGGCGTTACTGCAGGCGTTACTGCAGGTGTTACTGCAGGTGTTACTGCAGGCGTTACTGCAGGCGTTACTGCAGGTGTTACTGCAGGTGTTACTGCAGGT